CTACAGGACCGCAAGGTGCAACAGGACCCGTTGGAGCTACAGGTTCAACTGGCGCTGCAGGTGCCACGGGGGCAACAGGGGCAACAGGCCCATCAGATTTCACAATGGTCATCATCGGCGCGTTCTAAAATGGAGAAAAACTAATGCCACAAACATCAAAGGCACTCTTTCGAGGCGCTGCAACTACAACAACAACCACACTTCTTTATACGGTGCCAGCATCAACAACGACTGTTGTTACTGACATTGTGGTAACTAACACGGCGGGTGCAAGTGGTTCATTTACTATTGCACTCAATGATGTATCTATTGCAACAACTGTAACCGTTGGAGCTTATGACTCAACTGTGATTCCACTCAAGCAGGTATTGGCAACCACTCAAACGATCAAGGGCGGCGCATCTGCAACCACGATCAACTTCCACATCTCAGGGGTGGAGATTTCCTAAGTGGCAAACAACAATCAGATTTACAAGATGAGTAACGCGGGTGGCTTTAAGTCGCTCAACCGTTACTACGATATGTTGGCAGGCAATACTACTTGGAACCCTTGGAGTCCTGACGGTGCCTATGACTCCTTGGCTACTGTCACTGTTGGAACTGCAGTATCATCTATTACCTTTGCTGGTATTCCAAATACGTATAAGCATTTGCAGATTAGGCTTTCAGCTAGAGTTACAGGATCAACTACTGATAGTAATATCGTTGCATACTTTAACGCTGACACAACTGCAGGAAACTATCCTCAACACGTCCTATATGGAGAAGGCAGCGCAGCCTCGTCAGGATATTCTCCAAACGATCCCAATTTGGCAATAGGTAGAACTCCAGGAGCTTCGTCGTCAGCAAATATATTTGGCTTAGGTGTTGCCGATATTTTAGATTATACAAACACAAATAAAAATAAAACCGTGCGAGCGTTGTCAGGTCAAGATCAAAATGGTTCAGGAATTGTTCTTCTCAACTCTGGGCTATGGCGCAGCACTGTAGCAATTAGCACCATAACATTATCGGCTCAATCGGGTAACGGAAACCTAGCACAGTACAGCCAATTCGCACTATACGGGGTGAAATAAATGCCAAATACATATACAGAATTAGACAAGGTCACAGTAGGAACGGCAGTAGCGTCAGTTACTTTTAGCAGCATTAGTTCTGCTTATACGGATTTAGTAATTGTTGGCTCTGGAACTTTAGCAACTAATAGCACTCTAAACGTTAAGTTCAATAATGATGCAAGTAATTTATATTCAAGAACAGAGATTTACGGTGACGGGTCTAGCGCAGCCTCTTATCGAGAATCTACTCAAAGCACCCAAAATTTTGCCAACTGGGATACGTCAGGTTCTAATTTTATTATGCACCTGCAAAATTATTCAAACTCAACAACATTCAAAACTTGTCTTACTCGATATAACCGACCTTCTTCGCTAGTTGCTGCTAACGTAGTTCTTTACCGTTCTACTACTGCAATATCCAACATTGTAATTACAGGTGGCTCCAACATTGCAGTTGGCTCAACATTCTCACTCTACGGTATTGCCAACGCCGACCAAGGCGCTGCAAAGGCAACAGGCGGTGTCATTACAGAGGATTCACAGTATTGGTATCACACCTTTGGTGCATCAGGTGCCTTTATCCCTAAGCAATCTTTGACTTGTGACGTGTTAGTTGTTGCAGGTGGTGGTGGTGGTGGTGCATCTGGTGGCGGTGCTGGTGGCTTGCTATTTCACTCATCTCAATCTTTAACTGCAATTTCTTACAACGTAACAGTTGGCGCTGGAGGAACTGGAAATACTGGTGGTGGTTCTGCAAACAGTACCAACGGTGTTAACTCACAGTTTGCTGCATTGACTGCATCAGTAGGTGGCGGTTGGGGCGGAAGAACCGTAGCAAGTTCAGGTAATACAGGTGGTTCAGGTGGTGGAGCGTTTTCTAATTCAGGAACTGTTGTTTCTGGTTCAGCACCAACATCTGGTCAAGGTAATTCTGGCGGAAGTTCTGCAAGCGATAGAGGTGGCGGCGGTGGTGGTGCTGGTGCTGCTGGTGGAAATGGTAGCGGTGGTGGTGCTGGTGCAGGTGGAGTTGGTGTATCCACTTATTCATCTTGGGGTCTAGCAACTACTACAGGTCAAAACATTAGCGGAACCGTTTGGTATGCAGGTGGTGGTGGTTCGTTTAATGGTACATCAGGTGGTTCAGGAGGTGGCGGTGCTGGAGCAGGTTCAGGTTCAGGCGCTTCTGGAACAGTTAATACTGGTGGTGGTGCTGGCGGTGGAGATAATTTTGCAGGCGGCGCTGGCGGCTCAGGCGTAGTCATAGTTCGTTATGCGAAATAAGGGAGATCAAATAAATGCCAGAAAATTATGTTCTTCTTGAACGCACTGAACTCAACGCATCGGCGGCTTCAGTCACATTTGCCAACATCCCACAAACGGGTTATACCGATTTGAAGATTGTGATGTCATCAAGAACAGACCAAACGGGTTCTTCTGGACAGGATGTTTATGTCAGATTTAACGGTGACTCAGGAGCAAATTATAGTTTCCGAAGATTGTATGGAAATGGAAGTTCTGCTGCAAGTGATGCAGTTTCTTCTTCTTCAACCGCTGGACGTATAGGAAGAACTAATAGCGTAAATGCAACTGCTAATACTTTTGCTAGTGCAGAGTTCTACATTCCAAATTATACTGGTTCAACTGCAAAGTCTATATCCGGTGATGCAGTTGATGAAACTAATGCAACAGGTGCTATTGCTCAACTTACTGCAACAATTTGGACTGGGACTGCATCAATTACTTCTATGCAACTATTCCCATTTTCGAGTGGAACAAACTTTCTTGCCAACTCAACCTTCTCACTCTATGGCCTAGCAGCCCTTGGCACTACACCTGCCATTGCGCCAAAGGCTTACGGTGGAAATGTCATTGCAACCGATGGCACTTATTGGTATCACGCGTTTCTTTCATCAGGCAACTTTGTGCCGCAAACACCTTTGAATGCTGATTGCCTTGTTATTGCAGGCGGTGGTAGCGGTGGTACAGGTAATGGACCAGGTAGCGGTAACTCCGGTGGTGCTGGTGGTGGTGGTGCTGGTGGCTTAGTTGCTTATACAGCTCAACCTTTAACCGCTATAAATTATTCAATAACTGTTGGTGCTGGTGGTGCTGCTGTCACTGGTTCTAGTAATGGCAATGTTGGAAATAACTCACAATTTGCCGCATTAACCGCCTCTGCTGGCGGTGGTTACGGGGCAGGAAACGCCGCAAGCGGAACACAGGTGCAAGGTGGAACTGGTGGGTCGGGCGGCGGTTCTGCTAACTGGAACATAAATTCAACTTTGGCTGGTGGTACTGCTTCTCCTGCTGGACAAGGTAACGCGGGTGGTTCTGTCACAGGTAATGGTGGCGGCAATTTTGGTGGCGGTGGTGGCGGTGCTGGTGGTGTTGGCGGTCAATCATCAGTCTCTGCAGGCGCTCCATACGGAAGCGGTGGTGCAGGAAGTAGCAGTTATTCATCCTGGCTTAGTGCAACTAGCACTGGAGTAAGTGGCTTGATTGCAGGTGGCGGCGGTGGTGGTACTGGTGCTACTGGTGCTGGTTCTATTGTTTCAGGCGGTGGTGGTGCTGGTTCTAATCTAAACGCAAATGGAACTTCAGGAACGGCTAACACTGGCGGTGGCGGTGGCGGCGGCGGGTCTGGTTTTACTTCAGGCGCAGGCGGTTCAGGTATTGTCATTATTCGTTATCCAATAGCAAGTTAATAGGGAGAAATAGAATGTCACATTGGGCAGAAATAGATCAGAACAACATCGTTTTACGCGTACTTGTAGGCGATAACAGTGAACCTGATGAGGGGCAAGCCTTTATGGAATCCCTTGGCGGTACCTGGGTGAAAACAAGCTACAACGGCAACATCCGCAAGAATTATGCAGGAATCGGATATTCATACGATGCAACCCGCGATGCTTTCATCCCACCAAAGCCTGAATGCCACGAAACTGTTGAATTTGATGAGCAAACTTGCACTTGGTCCTGTCCTGATGCCTCACACGTCATAATCATTGGAGAATAAAAAATGGCTGAAAAGAAACTTGTTGTTGATGTAGCAAAGGGAACACAGTCATACATTGACTTGACCCCTGAAGAAATCGAGCAGCGTGCAGTGGATGCACAGGCCGCTGAGATTGAACGCGCAGAACGTGATGCAGTTGAGGCAGCAAAGGCTGATGCTAAGTTAAGCGCACAAGCAAAGTTGGCTTCCCTTGGCCTTACAGGTGAAGAAGTGGCAGCGCTGCTGCCTTAATTAACACAATCGGGGGATGTATGCGTTTTCACGTTGTAGCACTACCGCACACGCAGGTCACAAAAGAGTATGCAGGGTGTGCATTTACTGAAAAGGTGCGCCGTTTTGTAATGATGATGAAAGCCCAAGGCCACACTGTTTACTTATACGCAGGTGAGCAATCTGAAGGCGTTGAGGATGAGCTAATCACCTGCATCTCAGAGCAGATGCGAGCCACCGCACAAGGTACCAATCACTACACATCAGTTTCATTTGATACCAACCTTCCCCATTGGCAAACTTTCAATGCCAATGTCATTGCAGGTATCGCAGAACGATTTGAAGAAAAAGATTTTATTTGCTTAATCGGTGGGGCAGCCCACAAGCCCATTGCCGATGCCTTTCCACACGCGATGTCAGTTGAGTTTGGCGTTGGCTACGGGGGCGTGTTCGCCAAGTACCGCGTATTTGAATCTTATGCCTGGATGCACTCAATTTATGCAGGATGGAAAAACCCCACAACGGCAGATGGTCAGTTTTATGATGCAGTCATTCCAGGATATTTAGAACCTGAGATGTTCCCACTTGGCGATGGCAAGGGTGATTACTACCTTTTCATTGGCCGCTTGATTGATCGCAAGGGCTACCGCATTGCACAAGAAGTGTGTGAACGCCTTGGCAAGCGCCTCATCTTGGCAGGGCCAGGTGAGCAAGTTGGATATGGTGAATTTGTCGGCAGTGTTGACCCTGACAGGCGGGCTGCGCTGATGGGCGGTGCCATCGCCACCTTTGCACCGACTCTTTACATTGAACCTTTTGGAAATGTGGTCATTGAATCACAGGCTTGTGGCACGCCTACAATCACAACTGATTGGGGTGCCTTTACTGAAAACAATCCGCATGGCGTGACAGGTTTTAGATGTCGCACCTTGCAAGAATTCATGGAAGCTGCAGAGGATGTCAAAAGACTTGACCGCGTAGCAATTAGGCAACGCGCAGTTGATCTTTACAACCTTGATGTAATTGGCAAGCAATATGATGCTTTTTTCACCCGCCTGCTTACCCTTTGGGGGCAAGGCTGGTATGAGGTCAGTGCCTAGAGTTTGAAATTTAAGCAACAATGCAACCTTGACAAAGGGGGAGCAATGCAGCGCGGTGAAATCCTAGATACGGCAAAAGAACTTACTCACGGTGATCGCAACAAGAACTACGGCGACCCGCTTACAAACCACACTCGTATCGCAGCCCTTTGGTCTGTCTGGCTACAAACTGAGATTACGCCTGCTCAAGCTGCAATGTGTTTAGCACTGGTCAAGGTCGCCCGCTTGATTGAATCACCGGCACATGAAGATAGTCCCATTGATTTAGCAGCCTATGCCAGTATTTATGGCGAGATTGTAAAATAAAACCTCACTCAACTCGCGTTGGGTGAGGCTTTTTCGTTTACATCTAAAAACCCTGCAACGAGATTAAATGCTTGTGATCTATTGGGAACACCCAGAATCTGATAAATATCAGAACACTCAGCGTGAATGGTTGTGGTGGCATAACCAAGAGCCTTGCCGATTTGCGCATTTGTTTTGCCCGCACCAATGAAGCGCAGAATCTGCACTTGGCGCTTTGTAAGCAATTCAAAACGGGCGTGGGCGTTTAAACCTAGATTGATAGGTTCTAACACTTGGCTGCTCACAAAGGCCGCTAGATGGATTCTTTGCATTTCTTGCACCACATACAGATTGACCAAAGCAAGAAAGAGGTGGATTTTCTCTTCAATGTTCTGGCGCTTGGCATCATCCAAATCTTCAAAATGAAGGCTGACAAAGCCAACAACCAGAAAATTATGAGTCAGTTTAAAGACATAAACATTGCCGACCTGTGACCATGGCCCTTCAATATCATTTGTCAGAACTTCCATGCCTTCGCGCTTAGATTGTGACCAGTATTCATAAGAGTAAGATTGACCTAGAGCAACGCCAGCAAAACCATCTTCCTCATTTTCATAGCCATATTCACCAATGACTTCAAGGGATAAATTTGCTTTTTTCCAGACAATGCGCATCTTTTCAGGATGTTCAGGCAGATTAAAATCATTGAGCATGTGTTTACATAAATCGTTGATGCGTGGGCTTGTGCCTAAGTAGTCAATAAATCGGAAAACTTGATTCATTATTTTTCATCCTTTTCAATAGGGTTAGCCTGACGGGAAAGCAGATCAAAATCAAGAGTCTGAAAGAGCGTAGAAACAAATGCAGCCTGGCGCACTGGATTTAGCTCCGCGTAAATCATGGTTGTTCTTGGGTCGGTATGCCTCATCGCCTTAGAAACAAGCGCAATATCATTTGAGGCAGCCAGCAGTGCAGTGGCAAAGTAGTGACGGGTGGAGTGAAAAGAAATCCTAGACTTATTGTTTTCTTTATCGTTGTGGTTTCTTGTCATCACCCCCATACGCCGCATCTCCTTATTCACCATTTTTGATAGGTAGTGAGGCTGGATTGCATACAAGCGCCCTTGGGTATTCTTAGATTGAATCAGCTCGCGCAGGGCTGGGTGGCAGGCAATGACTTTATCGGTGCCGCCTTTTCCCTGTATGCGAAGCAGCCACAACTCTTGACCGTCAGGGCCAGGTTCACCTTCTTCAAGCCATGAACCGCAGATGTTGGCAATCTCCATTGCACGCAGCCCCGCAAGACACCCAAACATGAACCATTCTCGATACGGCTCATCCGCCTTCGTCATAAGCAACTTCGCTTGTGCAAAGGTGATGGGGCGCGGGTCGCCCTTGGGGTCACTCTTGATTTTAATTCCTTGTGTCGGCTCGCAATCTGCTGGCACCATCTTGATCAATCGAAGCGCCTTATAGATAGAGCGCATCCTGACAATGAACCAACGAATTGTTGAGTCATTGGCCTGGTTCTTGCGATAGGTATAGATGACCGCTTCAATGTCCTCGTAGGTCAGCAATGAAGGATGTTTGCCGCCGCAAGTTTTGCGTAGCAGCGCCCAATCGCGCACCAAGTGCAGAGAGCCAAATCCTTGAATGGTGTAGTGACGGGCAAGAGCATTGCCCACCTCTTCATGCCAATCAAAAACACCGCCCTGAATACTGCGCAGCGTGGCACCGGCAATGGTGTCTGCCACACCTGTTGCATCCATCTGATTTAACACTGCTGCCTCATAACTTGTGTGAGGCACTTGGCCCCGCTTAGGTTGAGGCAATACTTCTTTCTTTCTCAAATGATGTGAAGTGATGCGATGGATACTCATCTGCTACACATTTTCACAATGTGATGCGCGCCATTGAGGCGCAATTGAGCCTCAATTGAGGCGCAATGGCGGTGCGTGTTTTCTCTTGATCGTGTCCTGCAAATGTTTAACATAAGAACTGTTCCAATCACTAGCTTACAAACTCACTATGAGTTCACTGCCAGTGATGTGAAACAGAGCATCCGCCCCGATTAAGGGGCAGATGTCCGTTTTTACCCACTTGAGGTGGAGTAGGCAAAATCGGACAAACTGCACTGTTTTTCATCACCTGGCGTGTTCATGGTACGCGCAAGGGAGAGAAAATTGCAGAACATTTGGCCAGTATTTATCACTTTATTGCTCACAATCGCTGCCCTCATTGCCTTCAAGCGGGGTGGTTGGCTTGACCAAGTACGCGATTGGCGACACGGGCGGGCCATAGATAAGACCCAGGAATGGCAAGAATTCAAGAAAGCCTTTGAGGTTGAAAAATGAGCCTGCAAATTATCAAAGCCCAAAAAGATGAACATTTCGGCATTTTGCTCACCACAACAGATAAGTGGCTGATTGAGGATTTATGCGAAACCATCGCCCGCACCGTCAGCCCAAAGGCCCTTGTGCAACTGGCCATGGCAATTGAAGATTTTAACAAAGATGACGTTTTATCAGCTACAGAACTCGACGTTGCCCGCCAGCAGATTTCACAAGAGATAGGCAACGAGCCTTTTCTACTTGCCCGCCTGCTGCCTTATGAGCTGGTCACAATGATCGACTCATTGCAGAAAACACTGGACGTAAGCGCATGATCAATTCAGGCTTTCTTATCTTTTTATGCGCATCTGTTGCTGGCATTTCATACCTGATTGGCCTTTCACGGGCATCAAATGACCTGAAGGCAACATGGGCGACCTACAACGAATTGAAGCGCTACACCACTGAACTTGAAGAAGAAAACAATGACTTGAGGGCTGCGTGCGATGAATCTCATTGGGGGCCAATGAGGAATCCGTCACCCGCACGCAGTCCTCATCTAAGCGTGGTCAAGTAATGGCCAACCCAAACGGGCGCAAGGGTGCCGCATTTGAAACTGCAGTGATGAAGTGGCTGCGTAGTGTCGGTGTCTTTGCAGAGCGATTGACCAAGACAGGTGCCAAAGATGAAGGTGACTTGGTTGTAATTATTGCTGGCAAAACCTATGTGATGGAGTTAAAGAATCGCGCAACCCTGGCACTGCCAGAGTTTTGGCGTGAGGCAGTGGCAGAGGCTACGCATTACGCCGCAGCCCGTGGCCTAGTGGCAACGCCACCTGCGGTGGTCATCGTCAAGCGCCGTAATGCAGGCATTGAAGATTCATGGGTTATTCAAAGCCTTGATCAGTGGGTGTCAACAACAAAATGAACTTCTTTTCAATCGTTCCTTTATTGCCTCTTTTAGAAAATGCGGCTTGCAGAGATTACGCATTTCCTGACCTGTTTTTTCCAGTGGGCAGAAAGAGTGAAGAGAAGAACCTGCCATTTGCAAAAGCAATTTGTGCTACATGCGTTGAGTCCACTAAATGCCTGCAATTTGCACTTGAACAGAACATTGAGCATGGCATTTGGGCAGGCACCACCCCCGAAATGCGCAGTTATATGAAACCAAGTTTATCAAACAAACAAATCCAATCACTGACGGTTGCAGATCGCATCCGTGAGCTATTCCAGGAAGGGAAATCACCTCGACAGATTGCTGCACTACTTAATCAAGACGTTGCTTATGTCAACTTGGCGATTAGTAGGAGAGCAAAAAACAAAGGAGAAATCCAATCAAGCCTTACAAGAGAAAACTTATCAGACGATTTATTTTCATCATCGGAGTCAGCATGATCACATCAACAGTAATGAGTGTGGTCTTGGCTCCACAACCTGCAGTACCAGCAACGATTGCGCCAACACTCTTGGCTCAAATTGATGGCAAAGAGTTAGCGCGAGAGTTGCTAACACCTAAGCATTACCAGTGTTTTACAAAACTCATTGGTAAAGAAAGCGCATGGAAAAACACCGCCCAAAATCCTAAAAGTTCTGCCAAAGGTGTTGGGCAATTACTAGATGGCACTTATCGCAATCTGGGAATGAAGCACTCGCAACTTGAAGCTGCACAAGTGGTGGCGGCTCTTGCATACATCGGGCGCAGGTACGGGGCAAGTGGCCCCTGCGGAGCCTGGTCAACATGGAAAGAACACAAAACAAAAACTGGCCGTGGCTGGTATTAAGGGGGAAACATGTCAATTGAAACAGATTATCAGGTGAAAGATTTTGATCAGGATGCAGCCAATTGGGTTGAGTTCTACCGCCAGACACAGGCGCAGATCAAAGAGCTACAAGAAAAGGCAGATTACGCACGCGCCAACATTGAGCAGGCGTTGGGCGTGTGTGAGGTTGGTACGTTCCAAAACCGCCCAATTGTGCGCTGGACTACGGTGAAAACTTCACGCCTTGATGTCAATAAGGTAAAGGAAGCGCTATCACCTGAGTTGGTTGAGCAGTTTTCAACCGTGACCACATCGCGCCGTTTTGTGCTGGTCACTGAAGAATGACAATTGCAACCCCGTTTGGGTTACCGCTAACAATAGGTTTGCCAGGGGTTGACCCTGATGAGTTCATTGAAGATGATGATGATGGTGAAATTGCAAGCCCGTTTGGGTTACCGCTAGAGGTGGACTTCCCAGGGGTTGACCCTGATGAGTTCATTGAAGATGATGATGATGGTGAATACGAATAGTGTTCACATCACCCACATCGCCTGCGCAAGCACTTGGCCTAACTCTTGAAAAAATTATTGCAGATGCTGGCAGCTTCGCACCGCGAAGCCAACAGATTGCAATAGGTCCATCAGAGGCTGGCCAAGAATGTACGCGCAGACTTGCCTACAAATTACTTGATTGGGAAGTGACCAACCCTGGTTCTTCTTCATCGTGGGCATCTCAAGTGGGTACTGCAATCCACGCATATTTGGCTGAAATCTTTGGCCAGTTGGATGAGTATGAAGTTGAGCAGCGCGTAAAGATTGCGGGCAACCTTTCAGGAACTGTTGACCTTTACCACCTGCCAAGTGGCACCGTCATTGATTGGAAAACCACTGGCAACGTTGATTCAAAGCGCAAGAAGATTAGTAATCAAAACTTGGTGCAGGTCAATCTTTATGCACTTGGCAAGAAGCGTGCCGGTGCTGATGTAAAACAGGTGGCTCTCGTTTATTTGCCAGTCAAGGGCGACCTCTCAGAGATGCACATTGAGCTGCACCCATTTGATGAGCAGTTGGCCCTTGATGCACTTGATCGCATTGACAATATCTATTCACTACTGACCGCAGTTGACGTTGAAGCCAACCCGCACATGTGGGAACACATCCCTGCAGTGCAATCGCGCCTGTGTAACTACTGCCCCTATTTCAAACCTTTTTCAAACGACTTAGCGCAAGGCTGCAATGGCGAGACGATGGCCAAATGATGTGTGAACGAGACGGCTGCGCTTGCACTATGACAATCAATGACATCAACAAATTATGGATTGAAAGCAATCCACCAACAGAGTTAGAACAAACCAACTAACACCAACAACCAAGGGGGAAATGCAATGGCATTTGTCGCACCAAGTTCCAACAGTAGTGAATCAGTAAAGGTTGCCGATTTAGACGGTCACCTGCTCATTCTTGAGCCAATTGAATATAAAACAGGCATTGCAACCGTTCACGGTGATGCAGATGCCATTGAAGTTCGTATCAATGATCTTGATACAGGCTTCACGCATGAGTCAGTGTTGTTCTTCAACGTTGCACTCAAGAACGCACTCAAGACCAAGATTGGTCACAAAGTTTTAGCTCGCATCGGCCAAGGCGTTGCAAAGCCTGGTAAGTCGGCACCATGGATTTTGCTTGATGCCACTGGCGATAGCGAAGCCGTGGCAAAGGCAAATGCCTTTATCGCATCGCCTACTGCGCCAGCACCTGCAGCCGCCCCTGCCGCCGCCAACATCAATGATGCTGCGGTGCAGGCACTTCTTGCATCTCTTGGTGCAAAACCAGCTTAAAAGTTTCTTTGTCGCGGGCTAGACCTTTCACCGCGATAAATGAAAAAGGCGTGTGTGGTCACGGATGGGAAACATCGGGGGATGTACCTGCAGGTTCGATTCCTGCAACGCCGCAAGGTAAGAACTACTACAAGGGGGAGTGCAATGAGTCCTGTTTATCAATACAAATGTGGCGGCTGCGGTTGGTCAATTGACATCAACAGGCCAATCTCAGAGCGCGATGTTGCTCCCATGTGTGGCGATTGTTTAACACCAATGGCAAGGCAACTTTCACCAGTTGCCGCCATTTTTAGGGGAAGCGGATGGGGTAGCAGCAAATGAGTGAACCGTTATGGATGCAAGGCGACCCAATTGCATTGGGAACAGATGAAGAAGATGAAACTGATCTCTTTGACGGCGCGGATGCCGCATTTGATTCCATGATGGAAGATTTATGAACGAACTTTTGCCCATTGCCCTGCGATTCCTACGCGTAGGCATTTCAGTGGTGCCAGTGGCAAATGACGGCACCAAACGCCCTGCTTTTGCATGGCAACGGTTTCAGTTAGAGTTGCCTACGGCAGATGAGCTTGTTGCATGGTTTAAAGATGGCGTGGATGGCGTTGGAGTGGTCACAGGCGCGGTATCAGGCAACCTTGAGATGCTAGAACTTGAAGGCAAGGCAGTAGCGGGCAAGATGCACCTTGAGATTGCAGAGATTGCCAACAGTTCTGGCCTTGGCGAGTTATGGACACGGCTCAACACGGGTTATGTAGAACTGACACCATCAGGCGGCCTTCATTGGCTTTATCGTGTCAGTGACGGCGTACTGCCTGGCAACACTAAGTTGGCGCGTAAGCCTGGTGAAAACGGCGGTGTGGATGTATGGGCCGAAACGCGTAGCGAAGGCGGCTTCACAATCACCGCGCCAAGTGGCGGTGCCACGCATCCTTCAGGCGGCTCATGGACTCTCATTGGCGGTTCAATCGAGACAATTCCAACGCTTACATTTACAGAACGTGCAGCTCTGCACAATATCTTTGCAATGTTTGATGAGATGCCAAAGGTTGAGAATCTGCAACAAGAAGTTGTGGCTAAGCATGACGGCTCATTGACACCAGGTGATGATTACGGCAACCAACACACTTGGGAAGAATTGTTGACCCCACTTGGCTGGAGCATCGTCTATCGCAAAGGCGAAGCGATTGTGTGGCGGCGACCAGGCAAGGCCGAAGGGATTAGCGCCACCACAAACTTCAATGGCAATGACAAGTTCTATGTGTTCACAACCTCAACACAATTTGAGGCAGAAAACTCTTATTCAAAGTTTGCCTTCTTTGCAACTGTTAAACACAATGGCGACTTTCGAGCCGCAGCCAATGACCTACGCAATCAAGGATACGGCCAACAAGTGCTTAATTCTTTTGATTCAAACAATCAACTGATGCCAACAAGTAACCTTTTGGAACCTGCACCGGCAGTTGAAGGTAAAGAATCAAGCTGGAAGCCAATTCCACTCAAAGATTACTTTGATGGCCTCTTTGCCACACCTGTTGCGACCATTCTCAAGCGCAATGATGGTCACGGGCTGATCTATACGGGCCGTGTTCACTCAATTTATGGCGAGAGTGAGTCAGGCAAGTCTTGGGTCGCACAAATTGCATCTGCTGAAATGCTCAAAGATGACAAAAAGGTGATTTACATTGACTTTGAATCAGATGCCATTGACATTGTGAACCGCCTGAAGTCCTTGGGCGTATCGCGTGCCAACCTGCTTCAATACTTTACTTACATCAGGCCAGATGGCCCGCGTGAAGCCGATGACCCTTATTGGCAGGCCATCCTTGAGCCGCAATCGGCTGAGTTAATAATCATTGATGGTGTCACCGAATCCCTGACCATGTGGGGCGGCGAGACAAAAGACAATGATGCAATTACTAGGTGGATGCGCATATTCCCAAGGACAATTGCCACCGCCAGTGGCGCAGCCGTTGTGCTTATTGATCACATCACTAAGAACGCCGAGACACGGGGGCGGTTTGCCATCGGCGGGCAGGCCAAACTTGCAACCATTGACGGCGCTGCCTATCTCGTCGAGCCGTTAGAGGCGCTGGCACCAGGGCGAATTGGCACTCTAACGATGAGAGTGACAAAAGACCGACCTGGATTTATACGCAAGACTGCAGGGATGTGGCGCAAGTCTGACCGCACACAAGAAGCTGCCATTTTTACCATTGACTCAACAAAGGCGCTGATGCAATACGTCATTGGGGTTCCAGTGAGTGAGGATGAACTAGAGGCAAGCAAAGAGTTTAAGAAGGCAAAAGAGATCGCTGAGTTTGTCCACAATCACCCTGGTTGCACACGCCGACTTATCCAAGAGGGAGTGCATGGGTCAAAAGAAGTCATTGGTGAACACCTCAATGACCTTGTGGCAGGTGGCTGGGTTGCCAACAAGGGAAATGAACGGTCATTTATTTTGTACATTACAGAGGATGGAAAGAGCCATTTCAACCTTTTAGATGCCGAAATTACACAATTGGTGGTGGGTTGAGGTGTTCCGTTCTGTTCCTTTTGTGTTCCTTTTTAAAAAGGGAACACAGGCAGAATTGAGCGTGATCGGTGTTCGTTCCGTTCCGCATATATGTATATGCGGAAAAAGGAACACCATCATTATCGGTACAGGTACACCCAATGAGTGATTTCAACTTCAAGCCAATCAACTGCCCTAAATGTGGTCATTTAGTTTGGGATGGCCTTAGCAGTGCAGGCATCCCTATCAAACTTGATACGAACCGACTCAACATTCTGGATGAGATCAAGACCTTGCAAGAAGGCACCGCGACCTATCAAATCCACCGCACCACTTCCTCATTTGAGGCAACTCGTAGGACATCAGCTCGAATGAGAGCAGTTGAGCCAATCGTGCTTGCTCGCCATACCTGTTCACACCTCGCCTTCTTCTTTGGAGCAGTTGCCCCTGACTATTTCAACCGCACACCAGTAAAGACCAACCACACAGATGAGGTGCCATTTTGAACTGCCCTGTATGCCAGAGAGCCAATGAATCAAATCTGACATGTAAGACCTGTCAATTGACTGTTGCCAAGTGGCTGCGTGAGATACCTGTGTTGCACAAGGAATCAGGTAATCACATCGCCCCTGGCAGGTCGGGGTCTGGCACCGTCACGGCAGAGCGCAGCATTGGTGTTAACGTCAACGCCCTTGATTACTCAATGGCCACTGAGTTGCTGGCTATTCTTCATTCATGGGAGTCAGAAATTCGCAGCGCAAGGCAATTGACACCGCCTGCCCTTATCGCCAAGGAACACACCATTGAGGCAGAGGTTGAGGCAACATGTAAGTTTCATCTCTCACACCTTGAGTGGACACTTACCCAAGAATGGGCGGGCGACTTCTTCCAAGAGGTCAAAGAGCTACATGCACGCGGATTGGCAGCAGCCAAACGATTTGTCGAGCAGCCCCGCCGAATCCCATGCCCAACCGATGATTGCAGAAAGTTTGTAGTCATTGATGTTGAAGTTCTGATGGGCGATGTCAAGTGCTTTGGATGCAAAAACGAGTGGAGCCTACTTCGCCTGATTGCTTTGGCAATGTCGAACAAGAGCAAAAAGTTTTACCTTGATGTGGAAGCAATCGCACTATGGCTTGGAGTATCAGAACGGCAAGTGTGGAAGATTATTAAGTCCAATGATGTAAGCCGCAAAGGACAGCTTTATGACATTAGTGAGATTGTGGCATTGAGAAGTGCTTGAGAGTTTGCGGATACGAGTTGCGAGTATGCACTCATGGCGTGATAGCCTCGCCCTAGCAGTTGTTGTTGTGTACCCAAGCCCTACCTTAATTGGTCGGGCTTTTTCTATTGGCCTATGAGATGGATGTAAAGACTGAGACACTAAGCGAAATTGATGAGGCTCTCTATCACGCCCTGATTTCGCGCAAGAACTCAATAGATTCTAAGAAACACATTGTTGATCGCTTCATTGATGAGTTACTCGATGCAAGGATTGAGGTGGCCAAGTGTTAGAGCTAAGAATCAACATTGGCGATGTGTCAACAGAAATGCTTACAGATGCCAACCTTTCCTTTGATGACATTGAATCATTACTTTCACGGGCAGTTAAGTCCACACTTGATTCTTATTTGTCTTTACCTGTTGAAGATCGCCTAGCCTCTCTTGGCTTTGACGATGATGAGGATGACGAATAACAGTCAGACTTGCCGCAAGTGTTTAACAGAAAAGCCAATGAGTGCTTTTCACAAGGACAGGCGAACAGCCAACCGCAAAAGAACTATCTGTTCTGATTGTAGGAATGAGCAGCGCCGATTGACTCGACTCTCACGTTATGAGTATGTGAACCTTTTAGCATTACAGTCTTATCAATGTGCGATATGCCAAACACCAGCAATGAAGTTTGAGCAATTACTTTCTGTTGATCACCATCATGCTACTGGTCAAGTGCGTGGCCTCTTATGCAATCACTGCAACATTGGCCTTGGTAACTTCAAGGAAGATGTGAGCTACTTAGAGGCAGCCATTGAGTACCTGAAGAAACATCATGTTGCCTAGACCCTGCGCAGGATGCGGGCAGATAGTGCGAGCCTCACGTTGTGCTGAGTGCAAGCGGGTACTGGATAGGGGTAGGCCAACCAGAGCGCAACGCGGTTACGATTACGCATGGAACAAACTGAGTAGGGCCATGAGAGAACAACAACCTTTCTGTTCTATACAAGGTTGCACAAATAAAGATTTAACACTGGACCACATCACACCCCTGGCGGTGGCACCCTGGTTGCGGTTAGAACCAACGAACCTACGGGTCCTATGCAGGTCACACAATTCACAAAAAGGCAGTGGGTAGGCGGCATCCCTGGGTACACCCCTAAAGTTGCAGGAAACACGCTTATAGGAACCCCGCC